ATACCTACAGGTGTTGCTGCCACAGGGGGCATAGGCTCTTTATCTTTTATAGGTAAAGCCAACCTAACACTTTCAGGACAGGCAGGAACTTCTGCTTTAGGGACATTAACCACAGACGCCGAAGCAAATGTAACGCCAACAGGCCAATCAGCAACAAGCGCTTTATCTGGTGTTGGCGTAAACGGCGAAGCCGTAGCGACAGCTCCTAGCGCTGTAGCCACACTCGGTGCAGTTTCAGTTGATGTAGACGGTGAAGCAAATGTACCCGTATCTGGTCTTAGCGCAACAGGATCTGTTGGTTCTGTAACAATACATCACAACGCAAGATTTAGTATTAATGGTGTTTCTGCGACAGGGTCTCTAGGGTCTGTAACAGTTGTAGCCAAAGCAACAGCTACTTTAACAGGTTTATCTGCTACTGGAGAGCTAACAAACCCTTTTGTTTGGAGCTTAATAGATGAAAGTCAGACTCCTAATTATAGTAATATTGATGATAGTCAAACACCTAACTGGGAAGATGTTGCTTAACTATGCAACAGAAAGGTAATATAATCAATTGAACGGAGATATGTATGGCAACTTATGTAAATGATCTTAGATTAAAAGAAATAGCAACAGGTGACGAATCAGGAACTTGGGGCGATTCAACGAATACGAATTTGGAGTTGATCGGAGAAGCTCTTAGTTTCGGTACAGAGGCAATAACAACAAATGCTGACACGCACACTACAACTGTGGCTGATGGTGCTACGGATCCTGGTAGAGCTATGTATCTTAAATACACAGGTACACTAGACTCGGCTTGTACAATTACGATTGCACCAAACACTATAAGCAGGATGCAATTTATTGAAAACGGCACAAGTGGTTCTCAAAACATAATAATATCTCAAGGTAGTGGAGCTAACATAACCATACCCCCAGGAGATACCAAAGCAGTTTACCTAGATGGTGCTGGTAGTGGAGCAGCAGTGGTAGACGCTTTTGCTAGTCTTTCTACAGTAGACTTAAAAGTACAAGACGATTTAACAGTCACAGATGATGCAACTATAGGTGGTACTCTTGGTGTAACTGGAGTTTTAACAGGAACTTCTCTTGATATTTCAGGAGATATTGACGTAGACGGAACCACAGAAACAGACGCACTAACTATTAATGGTTCGGCACTAAAATATAAAGCGTTTGGTACTTCATCAATAATGTTTGGTGATGATGCAACAGGTACTATTGATGCTGCTAATCAAAACACTGGTGTAGGTGTAGATGTATTTGCAGCTTTGACTTCTGGTGATAGTAATGTAGCAGTTGGTTTTGAGGGTTTAAAAGATAATACGACAGGTTCTAATAATGTAGCCATTGGGTCACAAGCAGTAGCTAACAATACGACAGCTTCAAGTAACGTAGGAATAGGTACAGGTGCTTTGTTTGAAAATACTACAGGGGCATCAAATGTTGCTATTGGTGTGCAATCTTTAAATGCAAACACTACCGCTTCTAACAACACAGCAATAGGTAATCAATCTTTAATAGCAAATACAACTGGTAATGAAAACACATCAGTCGGTTCAGAATCTTTAGAAGCAAATACAACTGGCACTGATAACACTGCTATGGGTTATCAAGCACTTCATGCTAATACTACCGCAAGTAATAACACAGGATTGGGTAGAGCAGCACTTAAAACTAATACAACAGGTACTGCTAACGTAGCAGTTGGTTTTACAGCTTTATTTGCCAACACTACAGGTTCAAATAACGTAGCTGTAGGGAATGCAGCACTTGTTGCAAATACAACAGGTTCTGACAATATTGCTATGGGTAAAGGCACCTTAGATGCTAATACGACAGGTGCTTCAAATACAGGTATAGGACATGATGTCCTTACATCTAATACAACAGCAGATAACAATACAGCAGTTGGCTATGCTTCTATGTTATTAAACACTACAGGAGCAAATAACGTAGCAGTTGGTAGAGATTCTCTGCTTTCAAATACGGAAGGTGATGAAAACGTAGTGGTTGGTGCAGATGCTTTAGACGCAAACACCACAGGTAGTAGCAATGTTGCTATAGGTAAAAGTGCTTTAGGTGCAAATACTACTGCAAGTAATAATACAGCAGTTGGAGCAAGTGCTTTATCAGCAAACACAGAAGGACATACAAACACCGCAGTAGGTTCTGAGGCTGCTCAAGCCATAACAACTGGTGATGAAAACGTAGCAATAGGTCATGGTGCTTTGGATGGTGCTACAACTGTTAATGGTAATACTGCTGTTGGCACAGATACAATGGGTTCAAGTTCTTATTCTGGAGGCAATAACACCGCAGTTGGTTACAACGCTATGTTAGTTGCTACAAGTGTTTCAGGAATAACTGCGATAGGTAATCAATGTTTAGATGCTTTAACAACAGGTGATAACAATACAGGAGTGGGTGCAGCAGCTCTAGGAGCAAATACAAGTGGCGCACAAAACACGGCAGTTGGAACTTTTGCAGCAGACGCACTAACAACAGGAAGTAATAATACTGCTGTTGGATTTGAAGCACTTGGTAAACATACTACTGGTACAGATTGCGTAGCAGTAGGTAGAGCAGCAGCACTTGATTGCACAACAGGTAGTGGAAGTGTTGCATTAGGTGTGGAAGCATTAGAAAACGCTACTACTGGCAGCAATAATGTAGGATTAGGAAAACAAGCAGGTAGGGCAGTTTCTACTGGTGGTAATAATATGTTACTTGGTCCGTTTGCTGGTAACTCAGGTTCACCAGGAGGAGAAATAACAAGTGGTAATAACGAAGTCACTTTAGGTAATGGCGACCATTCAAAAATAAACGCACAAGTATCAATTACAGTAGCATCTGACGAAAGAGATAAAACAGATTTTCAACCTTTGTCTGCTGGATTAGATTTTGTAAATCAATTAACACCATATACTTATTATTGGGATAAAAGACATAAGTATGTTGATTGGGCAGAAAATCCTGATGTGGATTTAAATACTATTACACATGATGGCACACACAAAGAAGATTGGATGGATGTTGGATTTAAAGCACAAGATGTTGTTGCTTTAGAAGAATCAATAAACCATAACCTATCTGATAAAACTAATTTAGTTAGTAACCTATCAGGTGATGGTAAACAATATTCTTTGCAATACGAAAAGTTTGTACCGATATTAGTAAAAGCAGTGCAAGAACTTTCGGCTAAAGTTGAAGAATTAGAAAAAAATTAAACGGAGAATAATATGGCTCAAACAGTAGCACAATGTTTAACGTCAGCAGAAGATAGCGTTACAGTTATTAATGACGTTAATACTAATGGCAAAAGGTCAACGTACATTGGCGGTACAGCAGATACAGATACAGATATGTCGCAAGCCGATATAAATGAAACAGTACAACGTAATGTTGACCATTTAGAAATTATATTAGCTTATGATGGAACTAACGATACACCTAATATAGTAGGTTCATCTAGTAGTAAGAAAACAGACTGCACTAATGCTATCAATACAGGTAAAGCATATATCGCAGCTAATTAGTAAAAGGAGAGTAAAGATATGATGTGGATTAATGTATTTATGTGGGTTACAGCAATTATAGCGATAGCGTCACTTGTAGCAGCCGTAACCCCAACACCTCAAGGAGATAAATTTTTATCTAAATTATATAAAGTGATAGATTTTCTAGCACTTAACATCGGCAAGGCCAAGGATAAATAATGAGTTGGTGGGGCAAATTAGTAGATAAAGTTACAGGTACTAAAAGAGTTAGAGTAAGATCTAGAGACGAGGATGGTAAATTTGTTGGCGATGACAAATCAACTCCTGACGTAAATGAAGCTTACACTACTGTAAGAGTAAAAGAAGATAAATGACCAAAGAAGATTCTGATTTAACGTCTTTAAAAGTATACGAAAGAGAATCAGCTATAAGATTTGAGTATATTGAAAAAAGACTTGATGAAGGATCTGAAAAATTCAAAAGGCTTGAAGTTCTTATATGGGGTATTTACCCTGTATTGATTACTTGTATCATAGCCATTAGGTATATCTAATGTATGAATATTCTTGTAAAGTGGAAAGAGTTGTTGATGGAGACACTATTGATGTTGTGTTGGATCTTGGCTTTGATATTTTTCACAAGTGTCGTGTTCGCCTATATGCTATTGATACTCCCGAGTCACGTACTCGTAACAAAGATGAGAAGGCTAGAGGAAAAATGGCTGGGGCTTTCTTAAAAGAAGCCATAGAAAGCGGGGAGAAAGTAGTCATTCAAACAAAACTTAAAGACTCAAAAGGTAAATACGGTAGAGTTTTAGGTGAAGTTGTAGTTGATGATATTAATATCAACAAACTTATGATTCAGTGTCATCTTGCAGTTGCATATCATGGACAGTCAAAAGAGGACGTAGAAGCTGAACACATGAAAAATAGGGACATTCTTATTGATAAAGGGTTATACGTCCCTGTAAATTAATGGACCAAGCAGTTCAATTTATAAATGAAGTAGGCTTTCCGATAGCTGCTGCACTAGGTCTAGGTTTTTTTATCTGGAAACTAATAAACCGTATTATTGACGGTATGGAAACCAAAGTTGACGTTCTTGACGATAAGGTTGCTGACCAAATAGAACAAATGGAACAGAGACTAGGTACTAAGTTAGATTCACAACACGGCATTCTGGTTGCTTTGATAGACAGAGTTAGATCACTTGATAATGAAATAATCAGACAAGATACACTTATTAAAACGATACTAGGTGTACCGCAATTAATAGATAGCAACAAGATTGCTAAAGCAGATAGAGACGATCAGAGGAAAGATTGATGGACCCTAAAACACCTAACGAACTATTACTTATTTCATCTATGCTTATCGTTACAGCTATTGTTCTGCTTACACATGAACTGCAAGCAGACGAAATGACACACAAATTTAAAAATCCTAGTTTTTCTGGAGTTGGCACAAGCAGTCACTATCTCACCATAGAGAACCAAGAGTTTAATAGAAAAGAAGCTATACGAGAGGAAATAAAAGCTTACGTTGAAGATTTAGAAAGAGAAGCAGAAAACACCACACTTGCAAGATTTATACGTAATTTAGAAAGTAGAATTTACGCACAACTAAGCAGACAGTTAGTTGATAGTCTATTTGGTGAAACCGCATCTGACTTTGGAATTTTAGAGTTAGAGGGCAACACTATAGAATATAAAGTAGAAGACGATAAAGTTACATTAATTATTACAGATGAAGAAGGCAATACAACAGAAATTACTGTACCCCTTGGCTCTTTCACTTTCTAGTTGTGCTTTGATTGTAGACCCATTAGAAAATGGAATACCACCTATAAGAAGTATTGAATCAGCAGAGGTTAGTTCCTTATTGACAAAACTAGCAGAGGTACCTGTTCCCGAACGCAAACCTGTAGTAGCTGTTTATCCTAGTTCTTTTGGAGATGATACGGGACAACGTAGAAGCAATAGTCAATACGCTAGTTTTAGCACCGCAATAACGCAATCACCTGATGCCTATCTCATAAGGGCCTTACAACACTCTGGTGTGTTTGATGTTGTAGAGCGTACAGGCTTGGAGCATCTTACAAAAGAAAGACAAATCATACGTTCTGCAAGAGAAACTTTTGATGAGAAACAGCAGCTAAAACCTTTACTGTTTGCTGGTTTATTGATGGAGGGTGGAGTTGTTACCTATGAAACTAACATCAAATCAGGAGGGGCAGGCGCAAGATATTTGGGTATAGGTGCGTCTAAAGAATACAGACAAGACTCAGTAACAATATCTTTACGAACTGTATCTGTTTTGACGGGTAAAATATTACTTGAGGTGTTAGTTACCAAGACAATATTGAGTGCTGCTGTATCTTCCGATGTGTTCAGATTTTATGCAAACAACACTGAACTGGTTGAAATAGAAAGCGGTATAGTAGAAAATGAGTCTATAAACATTGCTTTACAGATGGCGGTAGAGACAGCAGTTTTACAAACAATAGAGGAGGGTTATGAAGAAGGCTATTGGAAACATAAAAAGACTGATATTAGTAAGCCTAGTTGCGATGATGAGTGCATCGCTAGTTTACGGGGCTGATAATGAAATATACATAGACCAGTCAGGTGCTACATCTAACTTAGATATAGAACAAGTTAATGGTGGTGGTAATATTATTGGAGGTTCTGACGCTGCTGCTGGATCTATGACCGCTCTAGACTTAGATGGTACAAGTATGACTTTAGATATATTACAAAAAGGTAGCACAAATAAATTTTTAGGTGATATATGGGCTGATAGCTACACTGGTTACTTTCAATTCATAGGCGATAGCAACACTTTTAATATGTCTACTGACGAGACAAACGCAACTGGAGCAGATGGTTCTAATGTAAACGTACAAGTTACAGGCAACACAAATACCATGACTCTCAATCATGCTATGACGGCACTAGCAGCGAACCTTGATTTAGACTGGATAATACAAGGTGGAGGTAACAGTATCACAGCAGCAATAGATGTAGACGGAGCTACTAACTATATGGATATTGATGGTGATGACAATACTGTAACCTATGATGGTGATGGGTATGCAGGTGGCTACTTCTACCTAGACCATACTGGTAACGACAGAACTTTCAACATAGATCAGGAATCTACATCTGATAATGACTGGCTCAAGATTACATCTGCTGGCTCTAACGGCACTGTTTGTGTTACTCAGTCAGACTCAGGTAATTCATTCGTCTGCTGATATAGGTTCTATATCTGAACTAAGAGGCAACGCACAAGTTCTAAGAGACAAGCCCTATGGGGCTGAATTAGACTTTGACATTCAACAAATGGACGATGTCCGCACAGAAGCGGGCAGAGTTGCCATAACTTTTGAGGATGATTCTACAGTTAAGCTCACAGAACATTCTAAGTTAGTCATAGACGAATACATCTACGACCCCGACCCATCAAAATCTAAGATGGCTTTGAAATTTGCTAGTGGTACAGCTAGGTTTATCACGGGTAAATTCAATAACAAAAGTAGCATATCTATACGAACACCTACCGCAGATATAGCTATTCGTGGCACAGACTTCACTTGCACAGTAGATGAACTTGGAAGATCTCTTGTCATACTGCTACCAGATGAAAACGGTATATCTAGTGGTGAAATCCTAGTATCAACAGCAGCAGGTAGTGTTACTTTAAATAAACCATATCAAGCAACCACAGTATCTGTTTTTGAAAACAGTCCTACTGCACCCGTAGAACTAGACATAACGCTTGAATTGATCGACAACATGCTGATTGTAAATCCACCAGAACAGACAGACGAATCGTTGGAGCAAGCAGAGACAAGAACCACAGCTGACTATTTAGACTTCAACGACTTAGACATAGACTATCTCAATGAGGATTTTTTAGATGCAGAAGAAAACCTAGAGTTTACCGAGCTAGATATAAATTATTTGGATGTAAACTTTCTTGAAGATTTGTTGAAAGTTATAGATGCTTTGGCTGTATCTAAAGAGGAAGACCAGTTAAAACAAGGGGGTGTTGGTATCCGTATAGTAGGAACTAATATAGGCCAAGATAAAAACACACAAATTACAACTATCCTAGCTGGACAAACTATAAGTCTTATAAGATCAGTAAACCAAAGCGCTAGATTAGATTTAGATGGGTCACAAAGCTATACTGTGATATTAGTACAAGACGGAGTATCGAATACAGTAAAAATAAACGGTGGATCTTCAACTACTATAACGATTAAACAGGGATCAGGATGAAAAAAACTATTATATTTTTAAGTTTATTTTTCTTACTTGGATCAGTTTACTATTTTCAACCAGTTGCACATGAAATATTAAAATTAAAAACATTTGATAGTTTTGTAACTAAAAAAAAACCTTCTGGACATTTTGCTATTCTGAATATTACAGAAGATGACATAGCCAATGAGGGCGGTTATCCTTTATCAAGACAAACCCTAGCACAGATACACGTTAATTTATTAAGAAATGGTGCGACAGGCGTAGGTTGGGTAATAGCGTTCCCACAGCCTGATAGATTTGGTGGCGATCCACAGTTTTCACAAGCTTTGTCTTTTTCTCCTAGTGTACTAGCTATGTTTGAAGGTGAAGGCGATTATCCACCAACTCAAGGCACAGTCATACTAGGGAATGATGTTGGTGGTTTAGAAGTAAAAGGTGCAATACAAAACATAGAGATACTTAAACAAAATGCGACACAAGGCATATCTGTAGCCAGGACAGACGTTGACAACTTGGTTCGCAGGCTACCTTTGTTGATGAGAACACCTAATGGTTGGGTATCATCTTTTGGTACAGAAGTATTGAAAGTCTTAGCAGGTGCAGATACTTACATTATTAAAACTAATAGTAATGGCCTTGAAGAAGTTAGAGTTAAAGGTCTACCGCCCGTATCTGTAGATTCATTAGGTCGTAAATGGGTTAGTTGGGTAGATACACCACAGACAAATCTTGCTGAAATGAATGTAGAGAATAAGTTTGTTTTTGTAGGTTTTACTGCAAAAGGCATCATGCCTCAGATAGCAACACCTGTAGGGCTGTTAGAACCACACAAAATACAAGCTGCACTCGCTGAGTCTATACTGATTGAAGATAGCCCATACATACCTGATTATGCACTTGCTTTGGAAATATTAATTTTTTTGTTTTCTGTGGTTTTTGTTTGGCTTGTTTTAAATGTTTTTGGTGTAACAGCTGGCGTTTCATTTTTCGGTGTAGTTTTTTTCTCTACGGCATTTTTTGGAGTACATACAATACAAAATGGAATATTAGTTGACGTTACTTGGTCTTTGATATCCCAATTTATTACTGCAAGTGTTGCTTTTTATATTAGATTTAGAGAGCAATATAAATTAAGACAACAAATCAAAAAACAATTTGAACATTATCTTGATCCACGTCAGGTTAAAGCTTTGCAAAAAGATCCTACACTGTTGAAGCTAGGTGGTGAAAAGAAAAGATGCACATTTTTATTTACAG